AGACGACAAGATTGGTGCTGGACCTACTAGAGAGAACTTTACACAGCAAACAGCGGGTACCTTGGCAGGTGATCCTTTTTACAATCAACAAAGCATGAAGGCTAATAAACAGTTTATTGGTAATGTAGTGGCTGACCTTTCAAAAGCACTGAGAGAAAGACAAGAAGTTGAGTTTAGCCCAACAGCAAAAATTTTCGATGATATAGCTAGAAGCGGAGCAAATAGTGCGGATGCTGGCTCTGCTCTAGTAGACATTATTACTAAAAATTCAGGAGAATCTGCTAGAAATATTTATAGCGGTCTTCTAGAAGATGTGTACAAACTTTATGGTAATGACAGCCCAGAAGCTGCTAGATTTGAAGCAGCTATTAATAAAGCTGTAACTGAAAATTTATTAAATAAAGTTTCTGTTCGCTTTATAGAAACAAAACAGCCGGGTATTGAAGCAGTAGATTTTTCGTCTGTAGATATAGAACTTCGACAAAATAAAGAATTATACGGACAGGTATTTGGCGATAATTATGATTCTGTCGTGTCTCTTGTAAAGATGGGGCGCTTGTCTAACACGGTTGGTGATACTATCAAGTTCGGCCAAGACCTCAAAGAAATGACAGAAAGCGCGGCGCTATCTCGGTTCTGGGGTGTTGCCCGTGGCGTTGTTAGTGTTAGATATGTGGCCTCAGAATGGCTATTAAGAAAACTAGCATCAAAAAATAACGAAGCACTTATTGAAATACTTGCTGTTCCTGAGTTACCAAACTATGTGATGCAAGCCGCAGAGAATAATGTGTATAGTCCAGTACTAAACCGCACTATGGCCCAGCGGGTTATTCCTGCTCTTGCAGGCGCATTGTCTGAACAGAACAATACAGAAGATTACAAAACAACTCTGAATGCTCTCAATGATATGTACAGAGAATCTAATGTACGTAAAGCAGACTTTATTGAGAACATTATGGGTCTACTGTTTGCTGCTCGCAATGAAACTCTTAGAAACGAGATGCTGGACATGTTACAAAGAACAGCACAGTCTGAGGGGCCACCCGATCCATCCGACGTTCGGCGTCTTGGCTTGCCACAATAATGTCAGAGGCAATCTCAAATCAAGGAGAACTACTTCTCGCTATTGGTAGGCTTGAGGGGAAGATGGACTCTCTTCTTCAATCTTATGAAAATCTTGAAATAGACATGAAAGATTTGTCTCGTCGCGTTAACACCCTAGAAAAAGAACGCTCCCGATTATACGGTGCTGGTTTTGTACTAGCACTAATCGGGAGCGGTGTTATGTGGGTTATTGCTACATTCAAAGGAAATTAATATGTTTGGTGGACTTCCTGTAGAACTAATTACTATGCTAGGCTCTTCCTTACTGGGTGGTGTTATGTCCATATGGGGGCAGAGCATTCAAGCCAAAGAAGCCAACAACAAAATGATGATGGCAATGATGACCAAAGAGGCAGAGGTCATTGATAAAGCAAGACGTTATGACAATCCTCACTTTGCATGGACCCGCCGTCTTATCGCTCTGGCAGCTATTGGGGCCGTTATTGTATGGCCCAAGGTCGTTGCAGTGTTCTACCCAGACATCTCAGTCACTGTTGGCTGGACAGAGTTCAAGCCCGGTTTCCTGTTTCTAGAAGGAAAAGAGGTCTTTGCGTGGAAACAAATGAATGGGCTTGTTATTACACCGCTGGATACGCACCTCATTTCTGCTATTGTCGGCTTGTACTTTGGTGGGTCGTTAGTAAAGAAGTAACACCTCAGTTAAGTTTTTTGCTTTTAATAGCCTTGTAAACTTCTTCTATGCTCATGTCTTGCTTCTCTGTTGGTTCTGAAATGTCCTGTTGAAATGTTGGTGGACCACAGTATTCTTCCGCTGCGGCCACAACATGCTCCACCAGTTCAGAGCAATACCTAATAAGATTGGCAATGTCATGCGTGTAGTCAAAGTCTGGCATCAGAGAGTCCATGTATTCTACAAACTGCTCTGGATCAAGCCTACTAACTTCAATGGTAGGTGACAGAGACGTACTCCTATCTAGCATGAGAGAGAAAGAAAGGACGTTGATAAAACGTCCTTCTTTTTTTGCCTTGTTATCATCAGACATCTACAACCTCACAGAAATCACCAACACAACTAAACTCCTGCGTTCCTTTTGTAGTATCTTCTTTTTCGTATTCTTGTAGTTTGTAGAAGTCAATTTCACTTGGCATCTTGGTTAACAGTTCGTTGTACGTCTTTTCGTCCACTGCTTCATATGGTGCTTGCATATAGACTGCATCACTGTACGGGAAAAACGATACACCTGACATGTAGTCAAAGTTTTTATATACCCATGCAGCCACTTCAAGCCACTCGTTTTCCCGTACAGAGATTGTGATACTCGGTTTGTGTTCGCACCAGTGTTTTTGGTAGGTAAGCCAGAGTTCAAGATGTTTGATAGGTGTAATATCATCGTTGATCATTGCCCCATTTGGTGCCTTGATAGGGAAGGAGAACACCGCAGTGTTCTTGCTCTCGACGTCGCCAACAGCATCTTCGCAGGGAATGCCCGCATCAATTAGGAACTGCGTCAAGGGGTCTTTCTTGTCCCCACGAACACGGCGGATGTAGTAGCTGCTGTGGCGTGGATGAATGCCGCTGGCAGCATCGACAAGCTGGCTGACTGTGCCGGATGGCTTGACGCATGTGATTGCTGCGCTTTGGGGAATATGCAGAGCCTCTGCCCATCTCTTGTTTGTTTCAACAGCCACTTGCCTCAGACGCTGGAGTGTTTTGGGTAGCCCCTCCTCTACTCCATTCGTAAGAGTATTGTCCATAATCCCCGTCAGACTAACACCAAGAAGTCTTTCATCTTCTGTTGTAGTTTTCCATGTTTTGCGAAGATACTTAAAGTCAGTCAAGGTTGCTTGGTACGTGCCTAGAATAGTTGCAAGCTGTACTTTCTTGGCAAGTGTAGTTTCTGTGTCGTTTTTCTTAACTACTACTTCAGTAAGATTACAGAACTGGTTTGGTCGCAGGATAATCTCACAGCAAGGATTTGTACCAAAATCATACTCTTGATCGCGCCGCCCATTTACAGCAACCTGCTTTTTGGCAGCAGCACGACTGAACATTCCGCGCTCTCCTGACCTACTGGCATACAAAGAATGCCACTCTTTCATGAAGACATTCATATCAGGAATGTCTTTGTAAACAGCAGAGTTATTGGCGTAGGAACGATAGCTGTGGTTGTTCCACCAATCTCCCGCCTTTGCTGAACGAAGAAGATCATCACTGAGGTTGCTAAGAGAGATAAGGGCGGAACGGCGCACTCCTCCTACCACTACTACTTGTGCCGTCTTACAAACAAGATCATGACACTCTAGGCTGTTTAATCGCCGTCCCGCCGCTTTCTTAAACATGGTCACAGCAAACCGAAACAAATCATTCAATGGTTCTGGACCAGAAGCACGACCACCAAATGTCTTGAGCCTTGCCCCAGCAGGGCGAACAAGAGACATATCCCATGTAGGAATCTGACCCGCATACAACAGCGAAACCAGTTCCTTGAATGCTCTTGCCCAGCCTGCCTTGCTGTCATGCACAGTAATAACAGTTGGGCTGTTCTCAAAATGCTCTGCCACATCTGGCAGCTTATTGATACATTCTCTTTCTACTGAAAAACCAACACCAGTACCATTCATAAGAATGTACAGAATCTCATCAAATGCGCGGGGGCTATCAATTGGGACGTAGCTACAGTTATACGCCGCAACATTGCATCGCTCTACAGCAGGACCAGCAGTCATCAGCAACCGCATAGACGGCATGATATCTAGATTAAGGACAGCATCCTGTAGTTCTTTGCGAGTAGCTTTGTCCAGCGAAAAATCGTTGTGTTCTCTTAGCCGCGACTCCATATAATCAAAGTAACGATTGACAGTCTCGTCCCATGTTTCCCTGCGCTGTTCGTTGTCTAGCCAACGTGAATATCTAGAAGTATGAATATACTTTTGATAGGGTGTTGGTAGTTCAGTAGCGTTCATGTTATACTCCCTCTAGGTTTGGCGCAGTATAGTTTTCTGATTTCATAACCTTGCCATCTTCCCGATAAATAGGTTTACCATCTTCTCCTAACTTTGACATGTTAGAAGCATGTACTCTGTTGAAGATAGCAGTCATAGGCCAACCATAATCTACAAACAGCCCAGTGACAACATATAAAAGGTCCGCCGCTTCCTTTTTGATAGCAAGTTCATCGCCACTATCAATGGCGTCGGACAGTTCTTTTGCTTCCTCTTCAATAAGTTTCTTGCGAAGGTTAAGCATAGTTTTCGTTAGTTGGGTGTTATAGTCAAACACCGCATCAGTGATTTGACCAAATGATTCTTGAAATTCACTAACACTGTCAAAAAATGTAGTTGGTTTCATCATGGCAGCCCTCTCTTAAATTCTAGCTGTAAATCAACTTTCTGTCTTACTTCTACTAACTTTGTTTGATACCACAAAGCTTTTTTCAAATCTTCTATTGGCTTCCCTTTATACTCACTTCTAGAGTTGTACTTAATAATGTTTCCTTTTAGATAGCCAATAAATTCTTCTGGTGACATGGAGTGTTCGATAACATCAATAGTTTCTACACTATTTTTGTTATAGTGTTCTGGGTTGTTAACATTATCTTTAGTCATCTTTGTTTTCTCCCACTAACCATTCGTCATTTATTGTTCTATCACTGTACTTGAAGCCTTTTTTGTTACACCAATCACCGTATGTGGTTTTTGAGTTTTTCCGTATCTTTGTATTCGAATTCATGAACACAAAACGAATGTCTATATTCGGATGTTGCTTTCTAAATGTCAAATGTTTTGTTCTGTCTTCCGGTGAAAAAAATCCTTTTGTCTCTATGTAAAAGTTATGCTCTGGAACGTAGAAGTCTGGGGTGTAGGTTGTTGGATTAGGCACATACTCATAAGCATCAGGTTCGTACTGAAAAGTGATACCACGGCGAACCAAGTCACCAGCAACGCTAACCTCAAAGTTACTTCTGTACTTTGTTCCGGCTGCTCTTCGTGATGGTTGCTTAACTCTTGACATTTTTTGGCCTGTACTGATTAAATAACAAGCTAAAGCTATTAAGAATACTTTCTTTTATCTTAGGGCACTGGGTAGACATAGGGCTGTTCGTTTCGCTTGAAAGAAAATTTTCTTCGACTATTACTGTAGCACCTTTATCTAATTTTTCTCTTAATCTATCAATTTCTTTTTGTATTTTTAGAATACCCATAGCATATTCGTCGTCACTCCAATAGGCTTCCCTAGACATAGAGGGAGCCTTTTTTATTGTTATAGGCAAACAATTAGGCTGTGATCTGCGATATAC